CATATTGCCCCCCCCGTAGGGGGGGGTGGATGCGAGTCATGCGAGCGCAAACGGTGCAACGGTCAACAGGAGGTGGTCATGGATGACTTCGAAACGGTGCCCACGGGCACGCAAAGGGAGCTGCAGGCGCTGCGCGCGCAGGTTGCTGAGCTGATGCAGGCGCAGATGCAGGCGCAGCCCGCGGTGGCCTGGCGGTTCAGGCTGCGGTCGGATCTGGCGCCGAATTCGCCTTGGCGCATCACCGACCAGGCCGAGGTCGTCCACGCCATGGCCGCACGCGGGCACTGGGAGATCCGGGCGCTGGTGGAAGTGCTGGAGGTCGCGCGATGAACCCGGCCGAAGTCGTGGACATGATCGTCGTGGCCGTGTTGGTCGCGGTCGGGGTGCTACTGTTCTGGCCGCGGAGGTGAGAGAATCGCATCATGGAGGTTTCAGCGCAAGATGCGGTTGCGGTGTCGGTCGGGGCAGCAATCGCGAAGGCCGCGAAAAATGGGGCCAGAAAGCCGGTCGTCAGCCCGCTGAACGGCGCGGTGCTGCCGGCTGGGGGGCGCCCCAAGGGCGTCGGCAACAAGGTGACGCGCACGATCCGCGAGGCGGTCGAACTGGCCAGCCAGCCTGGCAAGTGCCACCCGCAAGGCCTGGCCGGCTGGCTCGTGGAGCGAGCGCAGGGTAGCCTGGGCGACCGGCAGATCTTCGCTGCCATGGTGAACAAGGCCATGCCGCTGCAAGTGCAGGCCAGCGTCGACGGCGGCATCAGGCTCGAGCTGGGCTGGCTTGGCGGGCGCCAAATCGGCACAGACGCGGCACAAATTCGGCAAGCAGCGCCGCAAGTGCTTGATCTGAAACCAGAAACAGACGGCACATACCGGATTGTCGATCAGCAAGCAGCCGATCCGGCGGCGGCGACGGCCGAAAGCCCGACGCGATCAGAGCCCGCAGGAGGCTCTGAAACGCCGGCAGGCTAGGGTGGTGCCACCGGCCTGCAGATCGCGCCTCCTGCGGCCTGCTGCGGGCCTTGGCGGGGCATCGGCGGGGCGTGGGTGCGGTGCAGTCAGCAGCCGGCGCGTTGCCCGGGCCTTCTGCCTGACCCCCACCCCCCCGTCGAGGCGGGGGCGGGGGGTGGCATCGAAGCAGGGGCCCCCCCACCTTTTTCCGTACCCCCATCAGCACGTTGAGACTTTCTCAATGCAACACGACCCCGTCAACCACCCCTCCCACTACACCGCGCACCCCAGCGGTGTGGAGGCCATCACGATCACCGAGCACTTCAACTTCAATTGCGGCAACGCGATCAAGTACATCTGGCGCGCGGGTTTGAAGAGCAGCAGCCCGGTGGAGGACTTGCGCAAGGCGCGCTGGTACATCGACCGTGAGATCCAGCGCCTGACGAAGCCATGAAGCTCCAGGAATACCAACCCCGCAGCGTGTTCCTGCCCTTGCACAACCGGGCCAAGCGCTGGACGGTGGTGGTGGCGCATCGCCGGTGCGGCAAGACGGTGGCGATGTGTGCGGACTTGGTGATCGGCGCGCTCGAGACGGCGCTGCCCAAGCCGCAGTTCGCGTACCTGGCGCCGCAACGCGACCAGGCCAAGCGGGTGGCGTGGGCGTACCTGAAGGACTTGACGAAGGACTTCTGGACGAAGCAGCCCAACGAGAGCGAGCTGAAGATCACGATCGCCAACGGGCACAAGGGCGAGAGCACGATCTACGTGGCGGGCGCGGACAACTACGACGCGCTGCGGGGCATGTACTTCGACGGGGTGGTGCTGGACGAGGTGGGGCAGATCCGCCCGAGCGCCTGGTACACGGTCCTGCGCCCAGCCTTGTCCGACCGGCGCGGCTGGGCCATCTTTGCCGGCACGCCCGCGGGCAAGAACATGTTCTGGAACCTGCGGGAGGAGGCGCGGCTGAACCCGGGCACGCACCTGCTGCTCGAGCTGCCTGCGAGCAAGACCAACATCATCCACCCGGACGAGCTGCGCGACGCGAAGGCGCAGATGACGCCCGAGGCGTTTGAGGTCGAGTACGAGTGCAGCTTTGACGCGGCGGTGCCTGGGGCGTACTACGCGCGGCTGGTGACGGACGCGTACGAGGCGGGCCGGGTGGGTGAGCACGGGGTGGATGGCGAGCAGGTGGTGGACCTGGTGGCTGACCTGGGGTTCACCGATTCCTGCAGCTGGTGGGGCTGGCAGACGACGCGCGATGGCTACCGGGTGGTGGACTTCTACGAGGGCGACAACCTGCCGATCCAGCACTACATCGACTGGATCAAGGCGCGGCCGTACCGGGTGGGCAAGGTGTACCTGCCGCACGATGCGCGGGCGAAGTCGCTGCAGACGGGCAAGTCGATCATCGAGCAGTTCCTGTCCAACGGCATCCGGCCTGAGCTCGTGCCTGAGATGTCGCTGCAGGACGGGATCGAGGCGGCGCGGCTGGTGCTGCCGCAGTGCTGGTTCGACGAGGGGAGCACCTACGACGGCCTGGAGCACCTGCGTGGGTACATGCGGGAGTGGGACGAGCGCACGCAGACCTACCGCAACAAGCCCAAGCATGACCAGCACAGCCACGCGGCCGACGCGTTCAGGTATCTGGCCTTGGCTGCGCGCCCGGTGGTGCGACAATCGCAAGGCGGTGCGAGCGCGGCAACGACGGTGCCGGCGCGAGGGGCCAACTATGCGTTCGCCCTGAACGACATCTGGGACTGCGGCCCGCGCCAGAGCCAGAGGGTAGGCTGATGGTGGACAACTCGGAGAAGATCACCAGCGTGGGTGACTTCGCTGCCACGCCTGGTGGCATGCAGCAGCGCTGGGGCACGGAGATCGAGGCGGCGGGCAAGGAGCTGAGGAAGTTCCACGAGGACTCGCGCCGGATCGTGCATCGCTACCTGGACAAGCGCGACGCGGTCGGCAAGGACGAGAGCCGGGTCAACCTGTTCTGGAGCACGATGAAGGTGCTCCTGAGCATGCTGTACGCCCGGCCGCCCAAGGCTGACGTGGCGCGCACGTTCCAGGACTACGACGATGACGTGGCGCGGGTGGCGTCGACGATCATGCAGCGCATTCTGAACCGCGGGTTCGACGAGAACAGCTCGTCGTGGGACGCGGCGGTGCGGCAGGGCATCGAGGACTGGCTGGTGGTGGGGCTGGGGCAGATCTGGCTGCGCTACGAGGTCAAGACCGAGGAGTTCGAAGAGCCGGCGGTGCTGGACCCGGTGACGGGTGCCGAGCTGGCGCCGCCGCAGGTGCTCGAGCGCATCGTCGAGGAGGACGCCCCGGTCGACTACATCTACTGGGAAGACTTCTTCTGGTCGCCGGCGCGCACCTGGCCCGAGGTGCGGTGGGTGGCGCGGCGCGTCTACATGACGAAGGACCAGCTGGTGGAGCGGTTTGGCGAGCAGATCGCTGCGATCGTGCCGCTGGGCGGGGGTCGGATGACGAAGGTCGACAACGACCAGAAGCCGCAGAACGACCCCTGGACGAAGGCCGAGGTGTACGAGATCTGGTGCAAGGAGAACCGCAAGGTCTACTGGTACTGCAAGGGTGCGCCGACGATCCTGGACGTCAAGGACGACCCGCTGGGGCTGGAGCACTTCTTCCCGTGCCCGCGGCCGCTGGCGGCCAACGTCACGAGCTCCAACTTCATGCCGCGCGCTGACTACGTGTTCGCGCAGGACCAGTTCACCGAGCTCGACGAGATCAACACCCGGATCACCTGGCTGACACGCGCGGCCAAGGTGGTGGGGGTGTACGACAAGAGCGCCGAGGGCATCCAGAGGATGTTCAGCCAGGCCAGCGAGAACCAGCTGATCCCGGTGGACAACTGGGCGCTGTTCGCCGAGCGGGGCGGGATCAAGGGCCAGGTGGACTGGGTGCCGATCGACATGGTGGTCAACGCCATCGAGAGGCTGCGCCAGTACCGCCAGGACAAGGTGATGCAGATCTACGAGGTGCTGGGCGTCTCGGACGTGATGCGCGGCAGCTCGAGGGCCAGCGAGACGGCCACGGCGCAGCAGATCAAGGCGCAGTTCGGCAGCACGCGGGTGCAGCTGGCGCAGTTCTACATCGCCGAGTGGATCAGCCAGGCCTTGCGCATCAAGGCCGAGATCATCTGCCGGCACTGGCAGCCCGAGACGATCATCAGGCGCAGCAACATCGAGCGCACGCCCGACGCGGCGCTGGCCGGCCAGGCCATCGAGCTGCTGAAGACCGAGGAGATGCGCGAGTACCGCATCAACATCGAGGCCGACAGCATGGCCGCGATGGACTGGGCGGCCGAGCGCGACGCGGCGGTGCAATTCATGCAGGGCCTGGGGGCGTTCATCAGCCAGGTGGCGCCGATGGCGCAGAGCGTGCCGCAGGCCGCGCCGGTGCTGCTGAGCCTGCTGCAGTGGAGCGTGAGCAAGTTCCGCGTCTCCACGCAGATCGAGAGCGTGCTGGACCAGGCCATCACGGGCCTGAAGCAGCAGCCCCCGCAGCCGCCGGGCCCGAGCCCGCTGCAGCAGGCTGAGGTGGCCGAGAAGATGGCCGGGGCCCAGGAGCGCGGCGCCAAGGCTCGCAAGGTGGCCACCGAGGCCGCGGCGATGCAGATGCAACTGGGGATGATGCAGCCCAATCCGGCGCTGCCGCCTGCCGGCCCCCCGATGCCCCCGGTGCAGGGGCCCATGCCGATTCAGTGAGGGTGAGCGATGACGCAGACGCTACAGGGGGCCCTGCAGCAGGCCATCCGCAACGCGACGGGCAAGACGACGCAGGACTTCAACGGTGACCTGCACGACCTGTGCGGGCTGTACGGCATCCCGCAGGCGCCCATCAGCGGCCGGATCATCCCTCTGGCGCAGATCTTCGACTCGACCATCAGCTCGTCGTCGGCCGCGCTGAACTACCTGCTGCAGAACTCCCAGACGGTGGTCGGGCCCATCGCCCTCTTTTCGAACGGCGAACAAGGCGCATGGTACGACCCCAGTGATTTCAGCACGCTGTTCACCGACAGCGCAGGCACCACGCCTGTGACGGGGGTGGAGCAGTTTGTGGGGCTGATGCTGGATAAGTCGAAGGGGTTGGTGCTGGGGTCGGAGTTGGTGGACACGATGAACACCGCCGCCGCTTGGACTGGGTACGGCACCAACACTGTTGTTAATGAAGACGGCGGAATTAAAGTTACTTATGTAGATAATGTATCAGGCGCTTATACCTTTTTTTCTGCAGCAAGCGGACTGGCTCAAAATTTAACTGTTGGGGCGCAATACGCCGTTACAGGAGAGGCAAAAGTAAATGCAGGGTCATCAGTAAACATTCAAGTAAACGCCACTGGCACGACGGTTTATAAAACAGTAACCTCAACAACATACGAACAGTTTTCTTTTCGATTTATTGCCTCAGACCCAACTTCCAATTTGTTGGCAACAACAGGCATGGGGGCCGGGGAAGTAATTTGGCTAAGAAATTTTAGCGTCAAACAAGTAGCCGGCAACCACGCCACCCAAACCACCTCCGCAAAACGCCCGAAGCTGGCGGCGAGGTACAACCTGCTGACTTATACGGAGCAGTTTGATAATGGGGTGTGGGCAGAATTTAACGGATTATATGCGGGGTCAAAATTTACCCCAGACGTTTCAAATGCAGAACACAGAATTTCTTTTGGTCTTTCTACTACAGCAAGTACATACACGCATCAATATCGAGTAAAAGCGGCCGGTTACAATTGGTGTTTTATTGGATACGCAAATTCCGTTGGCTCTCGTGAAAATGCTTTTTTTGATTTGCAAAATGGCGCAACTGGCACTATACCTGTTGGAGCAACAGCAAAAATAGTCTCCGTAGGCGGGGGCGTGTACGACATTTTTCTTACAACGGCCACCGGAACTTTTGGCAGCAACTACACCTTGTTAGGTGTTTCAAATGCAAACAATGTAACATCGTTCGCCGCTAACGGCGTTGACGGCATTGAAATATTTCGCGCAGACCTCCGCCCCGCCAGCCAAGCCACGGGCCTGATCGGCCCCACCTACCAGCGCGTGGTGGACGCGGCGACTTATGACACGGCGGGGTTTTTGCCGTATCTGGAGTTCAATGGGCTGTCGTGGTCGATGTCTACCAACAGCATCGACTTCAGTGCAGGTGACAAGATGACGGTTTGGGCGGGGGTTAGGAAGTTGAGTGATGCCAATACCGGAACCGTTGCGCAGTTGAGTCCTAGCACATCAACAAATAACGGCGTTTTTGGTTTGTACGTTCCGTTTAATACGG